TGTGTTGAGAGGTGAGTACTGCTTAAAGTGAATAATCTCGTTTGGTCTAGCATCTGTTGTTAGTGGGTTTTGATTCTTTGCACCAAAGTTGCGGAAGTAGACAATCTTATTTCCAATGATCTGAACATATCCATCCTTTAGTCTTCTAACTCGCATTGTTGTCGCTGGGATATGCCCAACATAACCAATCTCTCCACGAGTTGTTCTACCAATTTCAAGATAACCATTTCCAGTTGACTGTAGGTCTGTGTAAACCTTTTCCATTGTGGCTGTAAATGAGTCATCGTCATTAAGTGACTCTAGCCAGTCTCTTGCTTCAATCTTTGTTCTTTCAATTCTTTTTCTTGCTTTCTGTGTTGCACTGTTATCTTCTGAAGACTCAAGTCTCATCATTGTTCTTTGAGAAACCTTAAACTCATAACCTAGTCCAACAATGTTTTCTACCTTGGCATCAATTGCTGCGTGGTTTGCAAATGAAGTGTCATAGTAGTTTGCTAATTCATAAAGGTTCCATGGTGGAGTAATAACATCAAACATTCCATAGCCATTTACATATACTAACCCTGGGTTTATCTCTTTTGACTGTGCTCCATCAATACCGCTTTTTCCAGCAAGTGCTGCAGTCGTATATTGTGTTGTTGGCTCAACCATCTTGGTTGCAGATCTGCTAATGCGTCTTTTAAAGTTTGCTTCTAGTCCATCAAGAGATTTTAATGTTTCCCAGTTACCATTGAATGGATCTGACTTTGAGAATGTGTCATCCTTCTTTATTGCATCATCAATTCTTGCGTGGATTTCATAATCGTTGTCTTCCATGATTACTCCTCATCCCCATATTTAGCAATAGTGTCCTTGGCTGCTTGTACTGCTCCAAGGTCATTTAGAGAAGGTATAAGTCCAGCATTTAGTCTGTCAACTTGTTCAGAATATTCTTCTTCAGAAACTCTTGTTAGTCCTGGAACAAACACACAGGTGCCGTCTCCTGGGTCTCCGTAATACATTGCAGTCTTTTTTAGTTCTGCCATTCTAGAGATATCATTTTTGTCTGAAGGGATATTAAGGACTGAGCCATTTCCATCAGTAAACCACTTGCCATTTGCCTTCTTGTATACATAAAGACCCCAGTCATAGTTCTTTTCAATGACTTGTCGTCTAACATTTTTTACAATTGGCTCACCAGTTTTTGGGTTTATTAAAGAATCCATAACCATAAGTATACCATATCATACTGGATCGACAACGTATTTGACCCAGTTAATATCCGTATACACAGAATATCCGTAATCCTTTAACGTTACAGGGGTATCATCTCCAACAATTAACTTATTGGTTCCCGTATAACTCTTGTAAACCTCTGCTGGATTAACTCCATAAAAACTCTTTTCTGCTAAAACAAGAACATTCTGCCAGTTAAATGAAGGAGAATCCCAAAATTCCCAGTCTAGGACAGAGCCAGACAAAACCTTAACTCTAAACCATGGTCTGTCTGAGACGTTCTGAACCTCTTGTAGGTTTGTTGACTGGTAGTATGAGATGCTATTAAATAGCAGTGGCCCTGTCAATCTTATTGCTCCCTCGAAAGATGAGAATATTAGGCTGTCAGCAAAACTTATACCCAAGAATCCCCACTCTTGAAGAGTTAGAACTGGTTCTTTAACAACCTTCCCATTCCAATAAAAACCTATGCCATTTTGAACTAAACCAGTCTTTGCATCTATTGCATAAATCTTTGCTCTTCTTCCGCTTGGATCGCTTGCAACCATGTAGAATTTTAGATATGCAGTTTTACTTTCTATCTCAAATATTTGTGTAGGTGCGTAAGGGAAATAATCTCCATCAAATCTAACGGCCATCTGCATTGCGATTGCTTTAAAATCATCTGCTCTGCTAGTATTGATTGGAATCAAAAGACCTCTGTTTACTAGTGGGTCATACTTTCCTCTAACCTGTATTCCGCTTGTCTTGGTTAGGTAAAGATATGATGATGATCCACTATATATCGAGAATGGGTTTTGCTTTTTAAAGTCATAATATATTCCTGTTTTTGTGTAAGGATAAATAGGAGTTCCAAACCTTGTTCCGATTGGACTTGCGTCAGATTCGTTTAATGCTTGTGAGGCATAAGAAAGTTTTTTAATAATAACATTTCCAATATCAGAATCTTTGATGTTCATGTCAATATGTGTGACAATAGAAAGATCATTAAAGTCTACCCCTGAAGGTGGATAAATGATCATGTTATCTACAACTTCATATCTTGTTGTCATCCAGTCTGTTCCAGGAACCAGGATGCCATTTCTAGAAGGTCTTTCTGTTTTTGTAAAATAGAACGGTGTTGCGTTTGCTCCTAGTTCAGTGTATTGGAAAGTTACATAACTTTTTACAATGGCTCCGTCTGTATCATACCTATAATCTTTTGCTATTTTATTTTTAAGATCTTCGTAATCGTTATACCCAGTAAATAAATAATTGTCAAGTGACTCATAGGTTCTTTGAACTGGCAGACCATATTCATTTGCAAGTTCTGCGTATGTCCAGTCAACTGGGTCGGTCTCTATTGCAATTGTTTTTGATGTTACTGGATAGTCTATGTTAAACTGAATAAAGTCAAGATCAAAATATTGGTCTCCTCTTTTATCAATAACAGACTCAGCAAAATAAGTTAGTGGGATTTGATCTTCCCAGTAGGCATTTGCAGATACTGATAGTTTATAGGTGTCAAAGACCTTATTAGGAGCAAGGGTATAACTTGCAACATGATCAATAAGTGCGTCTTCATCATCAATAAAAACCCCTCCACCAGATATGGCACCAAGAGCAGTTGAAGTTGGACCTCCAGAAGGTGGCATTGAGGTTGTGTCTATTCCACCATCTATACCGACTAACTGATTGTTTTGATATATAGCGAATAGGTCTTCGTTCCATATTGGTACGCCTAGTTCATTAAATAATCCCCTGATTTTTTGAAAATTGTATTTTGTACAAAAGCCAATCTTATAAATTTTACCAGTGAAAGTTGAAGTGTTGTTCTTTTTTCCACCTGCATACAATCTCAAATCAGATAAAGATCCAAAGAAGTCTGACGCTTGATCTCCAAATCTTTCAACAAAGGCTGGAATATTTAATCCAACATCGACTAACTCTCCTGGCTCAGCCACTAATGGTGAGTATAGCGTTTGTAAGGTTCCGTTATAATTCATAGAATACGATATTTGATTATTAAGCAACTCTATTGCAAAATAACTATTGCTGTTTTCTTTTTCAATTCTAAAGAGAGTTTGTGATTGAGGAGATGACTGTGGCAATCTAAAGCATCCGTAAAAAGCGGACACAGGACTTTTTAAGAAATCAAAATTTTCAAACAAGATATGCCCAGAAACGGTGTCCCAGGTAGGATTTGGTTTAAATGAAAAAAAGTTTAATGTGTCTGATGACTGGATAGCATTGCAATCTGAAAACAACTCATCCTGTGTTTTTGAAGACAGAAGAATTTGTGGAAGTGGATTTTTTGATACTGATAAACCTTTGCCCTGAATTAAAGTATTATCGTTAAAGGCTTGCTTCCAAGAACCAATTTTGGGATACTGATAGTTAGCAGAATAATTTGCAAAAGCATAATCAATAAAAACAGAAGTTCCGCTATACGATGTGTTAATGTTTTCTGGTATTTCTACACCCTGACCAAACACAAACTTTCTTTTTGTAACAGCAGTAGGGATAACATATGGATAAATTGCTACACAGTCTATATCAATTGGGAAAACATCTTCGTGTGCATAAAAGCCTATCCAGTCTTGCTCTTTTCCATTTAAAATCATTTCTGGGAAATCTAATGTGTCAGGATCATAAGTAAAAGATATAACTTCTTGCCCATTAATTACAAGAGAGGCAACATCTTTTCCAAGTCTTAGGTGTACGAGCATTGGCCTTGTCCATTCGCCAACATAATATGTTTGATACTCGTCGCCTATCTTTAATCCAATTGAAGGACCATCAACATAGATTCCATCATCAGATGCTATGGGGCCAATGATTCGTTTTCTATCATTTGTATATGCGTTAACTCTGAGCCAAGTTTCTAAAGTATACTCTTTAAATTTTCCAGACTCATTTAAAAATCCTAATCCAGGAATTATGATTGATGGGTTTATTCCATTTGGATACAGTGCCGTTAAACTAGATGTTCCATAGACAATTGGAATTCCTAGATTTTTTGCTTTAAGCATCTTGTCAGAAACTAAATAATATCCATTAAGTTCTTGCAGACCATAACATTTTGCAACAACGCCTTTTTGTGGAGCAATTGCGATTGCTGATGGAATGTCTATTGGTGTTATCCCAAGAGATGTGGAAGAAAACTCTTCTGACCATTGTCCAAAGGTTATTCCGTTTACTAAAAATGCATCCTCTATGCCTGAGCCTCCAATAAAGTTAATCTTAAAGACTAGTTGAATCTGTGCATCCTCTGGAGGTATATCAAATGTTTCTGACACAAAAACCCAGTTGTTGTTGATTATGGTGTCATAGTTTTTTAAGTGT